CCCCCCGTGATTGACGATGTGCACGCAGTAGTCCCCAACTACATGAGCAATTTTGCTTCACCGGAGATTTCTGTCGCGATCGACAAGTTGGCTCTTGATCCTAAGAACGAGGTCACTGTTGATAGTCGCACGGTTGGTTTAGATGGTGTGGACCATATGGCTATGAGTCATATCTTGTCAAAGAAAGTTTCATTTGACTCAGCTTTTTGGTCTGCTACGGCCGCGCCGGAAACTTTGCTTTGGATCCAGCACGTCACACCCATGGTGTTCACCAGTCATCCTTACGAAGCTCCGGTGACTCTTCTTCCCGCCAACGTCATACAAATGACCCCCGCTTGCCAATTGGGTGGTCTTTTTGACTTTTGGTCTGGCACGATCGCTTATGAGTTTCAGGCTATCGCATCGCAATTTCATCGTGGTCGATTGTTGTTGACCTATGATCCAGATGGTGTTCATGATGGCTATCCCAAGGATTGCTATTTGTCTCCGCGTACTATTTCTAAGATTTGGGACATTTCGGAGAACCCCACCTTCAGATTCGAGGTTCCTTGGATGGCTTCCACGTCCATGTTGCGTACGGGCGGTTTGCGCTACGTAGCTGCTTACGCCGATGATGGTTTTGGCCCCAGTGGTAGTGAGAATACTTTCTTCACGACTACGGACTCTTACACTCTGACCTTGCCCGGAACCAATACCAATTGGGGTTTCTTGAATTCCGCTCACAACGGTACTATTACGGTATCCGTCTTGAATTCATTGACTTCCAGCTCTACGACTGCATCTGTCAACATCATTGGCTCCATTGACTGCTCTAACGTCGAGTTTTTCTCTCCTAGAGACATCACCGTGCCTTTGTCATTTTACAGGATGCAATCTGAGGATGATCAATTGGCAGCTAGTCCCGCCGAAGTCACAATGTCTCAGGCCCCGCCTACCTACGAGCCTCCCACTAAGCACGTAGTGTATGTAGGCGAGATAGTTAGATCGATCCGCACTTTGATGCATCGTGCTAATTTTCTTAGCTCTCACTGCGTTGTCAATTCAGGCCAGGTCATTAACCCCAACGCATCGTGCGGTGCCCCCAATTTAGATTGGGCCAATTACCCAAGCACTACCGTTTCTGGGCAGACTTCCACTGGGTACATTTACTCTTTGGCTAGCTCGTTAATCTTGCCTATGTTGCCTTACACTCCTGGTTCCATAACCAGCGTCGCTGGCGTAGGAGGCGCTGGTAGTTTTCTCACGGGTTACGGCACTATGTACAATGACAACCACAGCGCGTCGAGGACATTAGTCGAGGTTGACCTCAAGCCACCTTGCATGACGGCATATTTTTACCCATCTTATGTCGGGTGGCGAGGATCGTCGACTTTTCACGTAAGGGCCAATGACTACAACACTACAGGCTCTGGATTCACAGCCACTGTCTGGAGATCGATGTCCATAGCTAGAACCTGTAAAGCCATTTTCAATTATGTCACTGGCGTGGGCACTAGTGCCAACTATTGGTTCAAGGAGAACCCGATCATTACCAGGATGGTCACTAGCACCACGCTCAACAGCAACTTTGACGTAGCTAAGAGGGCGCAACAGATCATTTCTGATCGCTGCAAGGTCTCCTCCCAGTTCACTTCCAACGGTGGCGCTGGCATAGCCCAGACTAACCCGGACAAGGTTGACGTTGTTAATGCCAACGTTCCATATTACAGCAATTACAGGATGTTGCCTTGCAATCCTAATGCTAATTGGAACATGACTTACAGCGACTCTAGATTGTCATGGTTGGACAGCGACGCTGATT